AATATTATAAGGATGGCCGCTTTGAAATTCAAATTATATTCCACTTATTTACATCCGTGCCATTTGGGTCTCATCTATATATTGAGTACCTAATATACAGGATAAATGGAAGAGGACCAATTGAGGAGAGAGAATGTCTCCACCGAAGCGTTTTATTATAAACGCTAAAAATTATTTCCTCACATATCCTCGGTGCTCTCTCACTAAAGAAGAGGCTCTTTCCCAAATTAGGGGGCTTCAAACGCCCACTAGCCCTAAATTCATCAAAATCTGCCGAGAGATACACGAGAATGGGGAGCCTCATCTGCATGTGCTCATCCAATTCCACGGAAAATACAAATGCCAGAATCAGAGATTCTTCGACCTGGTATCCCCAACCAGGTCAGCACATTTCCATCCGAACATACAGGGAGCTAAATCCAGCTCCGACGTCAAGTCCTACATCGACAAGGACGGAGATACCCTTGAATGGGGCACATTCCAGATCGACGGACGATCTGCACGGGGGGGTCAACAGACTGCAAACGACGCTTACGCCGCAGCAATTAACAGCGGAAGTAAGTCAGAGGCTCTTAGGATCCTTAGGGAATTAGCACCTAGGGATTATGTCAGGGACTTCCATAACATCAGCTCAAATCTGGACAAGATTTTTACACCTCCCGCCGAGGTGTACGTTTCTCCCTTTCCTCAGTCTTCATTTGACCAAGTTCCAGATGAACTTGAACAGTGGGTGTCTGAGAATGTCATGGATGCAGCTGCGCGGCCTTTCAGACCTAATAGTATAGTCATAGAGGGCGATAGTCGGACGGGGAAGACGATGTGGGCTAGGTCATTGGGTCCACATAACTACCTATGTGGCCATCTGGACTTGAGTCCTAGGGTCTACAGCAACGACGCGTGGTACAACGTCATTGATGACGTAGATCCCCACTACCTAAAGCACTTCAAGGAGTTCATGGGGGCCCAGAGGGACTGGCAAAGCAACACCAAATACGGAAAGCCGGTTCAAATTAAAGGTGGGATACCCACTATCTTCCTCTGCAATCCTGGGCCCAATTCCAGCTATAAAGAGTTCCTTGACGAGCCGAAGAATACGGCATTGAAGGCTTGGGCAATCAGAAATGCGACCTTCATCTCCCTCCACGAGCCACTCTACTCCAGTGCCGATCAAGGTTCAACACAGGGCGGCTAAGCGTAGGGCCATCCGGCGACGGAGAGTGGACCTCAATTGCGGGTGCTCGTACTACGTGCACATCAACTGCCACAACCATGGATTCACGCACAGGGGAACTCATCACTGCAGCTCAGGCGATGAATGGCGTCTATACCTGGGAGGTTCCAAATCCCCTCTATTTCAAGATCATAGACCACAGCAGCCGGCCGTTCCTAATGGAACACGACATAATAACCGTCCAGATACGGTTCAACCACAACCTGAGGAAAGCGTTGGGACTACATCAATGCTGGATGGATTTCAAAATCTGGACGACCTTACGGCCTCAGACCTCGCGTTTCTTGAGGGTTTTTAGGTACCAGGTACTCAGATACCTGGACATGTTAGGGGTCATATGTATAAATACGGTCGTTAGCGCCGTAGAGCATGTATTGTACAGTGTACTCACAGGGACTGACTCAATTGAGCAGTCAAATTTAATAAAATTTAAAATTTATTAATTGGATACTGAATCGAAAAAGTAGATCCGTATCTTAAGCGTAGCATACACGGGGTTAAAGGGGGGAGTACACGCCATGTACAGCATCAATGCATTCTCCGTATGGTTTTCGTACTTACCAGCCTCTTGCTGATTATACACAACATAATTATTAACCCTAAAAAAACGCCTAACTATAGCCTGCTCTTTGCTCGCATACTGACCACCAGTGACAGTGGAACTCCACTTCCTTAACACCTGGTACCGATCACGGTACATGTTTTTAACCGTAGCAGTACTGGGCTCGTTATCGAACATGTTGAACACCTCACCAAAATCCTGGGGTTTGTCCACGGGCCTACGATCCCTGACGAGGAAGAACATCACAGTGTTCGTGTGATTCTTGGTCTTGATGTTTTCGTCCGGGGGGGGCTTGCCCCCCATGTACACGGACTTGACGCAGAACCTCTTACCTTCGCGATGGGTGAACCCGTTTCCACGGGTGACATCTGAGATGCACATGACCTTACCTATATGAACGACGTCGTGTCTGGACTCAAAAGACTGGACCTTACATGGGCCTTCACAGCCCTTAGGGACATCTGGGCTTCTGTAAATCCTGTACCACTTGGGCTTGCGATTCCTGGGCCTGTTGGTCCAGGCCTGCCTTCTTGTGACGCGGACAGTGGGGGCAGATGCACGGCTGGTATATGGGCTGTCCAAGTTCAGACGGCGACGAACCTTCGAGCCTGGAGTGGAAATGATGATATCTGCTGGTCGCTTCGACATAATTCTTCGCCCTGATGACAGATATGAGATCCCTGATTAACTCGTGACCCAAAGTGTCGGGGAAATAGGTACCTTCCACCAACTGGACGTATATCACAACAAACATACACCGTAAACCGTGGACGGAATCTGGGAACTCGTTCAGAAGAGGGTCCCACATTGTGCAATGAACAACTTGGGCGACAAGTTGTTATAGGGGGACCACAAATATCAAAGCTCCAGGGAGCGTTCTGATAGGGGGACATCTCCACGTGGGGGGGGCCCACCACAAAGCAGGGGGCGCGGCCATCCGGT